GCACTTTTCTGCTCAGGCCTTGAGAGGTAGTATTACACTGAGAGAAGAAATCTCTCTAAACCCTGCACACCCTGCACTTTAGGCTATTCATGGGCCTTTAGAGGTGTGCAGGGTTGGCAGGTCAAGACATACCCCTCACTCTGGAGATATACCTATGACCCGGAAACCGATGACAGAAGAGCAGCTGCTTGAGGCAGTGGCACAGCTTGCTCCTGAGGCCATCAGCTGCATTGAGGGAACCCTGCAGGGCTCGAGGACTCCAAACAAGGCGCAGATGGATGCAGCCTGGAGGGTGCTCGAGTGGAGCAAGCAGGCAGCACAGCAGCGGGCAGAGAAGAGCACAGACACACCCGATGTGCAGGAGCTGCGCAATGTGTTGAGCTTGGTGGGGGAGTGGTAGACTGTAGGTGAGAGGACACCATGAGCATCTACATACCGCCAAGCATCCCACCCGAGCTGCACCCCAAGGTCACAGGCCTGCTGGGTGACCCCTCGAGGTTCTGCCAGCTCCACAAAGTGCAGGACAAAGACAGCAAGCGGGAGATACCGTTTCACCCGCTGCCCATGCAGCAGAAGATATTCCGGGCGGTAGCTCGAGGGCACAACCGCATCATCTGCATCAAAGCCAGGCAGGTAGCTGCTACCACAGCCTGCAAGATGGTCCTGCATCAGCAGTGGATGAGCACCCCCACTGCTGCCCTCTTCGCCCTGGTGAGCTTGAGGGCTGAGTCAGCTACTGCCCTGCTGGATGACAACCGCAGATGGCTGCACCACCCTCCTGCCATTCTGCAGCGGGAGCTTGACACCCGTGCCAAAGGTGAGCTGCGCCTTGCAGACACAGGCGCGAGCCTCAAGGCATTCACCTCGAGGTCAAGCACAGGCCTGCGCTCATTCTCCCCCAAGGCTGTGCTGCTCAGTGAGTTTGCCTTTGCTCTCGACCAGGAAGAGCTGCTGGCACAGGCCCTGAGTGCAGTGGGTGATGGGCTGCTGATGATTGAGAGCACAGCAAACAACCCGGGGGACCGGTTCAGTGAGCTGATTGCAGGCGCACCTGAGAACGGGTGGCACCTCATTACCCATTGGTGGCAAGAGGAGCCCAAGTACACAGACCCCCAGCCGGATGACCTCGAGCATACTGAGGAAGAGCAGCAGCTCATCACAGCCTATGGCCTGACAGATGGGCAGCTTGCATGGCGCAGGCGATACCTGGCAACGCTGGGGCCGTACAAGTTCCGGCGCGAATACCCTGCCTGCCTTGATGACTGCTTCCTTGGGCGGGAGGGAGGCTACTATGGGGAGGAAGTGCTGCAGGGCATCCATGTGATTGAGCATGAGCTGCATGGCAGCAAGCATGGGCGGGAGATTGAGGCACCCCACCCTCATGACCGGTATGTCATGGGTGTGGACATAGGGGGAGGGGTAGGAGGCGACTACAGCGCCCTCTGTGTGGTCAGTGTCTCAACCATGCAGCCGGTCTACACTGAGCGCAACAACCGCATCACCCCAGCTGCTTGGGCACACAGGTGCATCCAAGTGGCCAGCCGGTACAACCAGGCGCTGATGCTTGCTGAGTCAAACAACCACGGCCATGCCTTCCTGCTCGAGGTCAGCCACTGCGGGTATCGCGAGCAGTGGAGGGCACCGGGTGGCAAGCCATGGGTCACCACCCTGCAGTCAAAACTTGAGGCCTTTGACACCCTGAGGGAGTCCCTGCAGGTGGTCAAGGTCATGGACCGTGTGAGCTGGATGGAGCTGCGCAGCCTCACCATCCCTGCAGGCAAGGTGGCACCTGAGGCACCCAATGGGGCACATGATGACAGTGCTATGGCTATGGCGTTAGCATATCGGTGCTTGCGCGATATTCCGTCATCATGGCGCACTCATGCGCTACAATCGGGGCGGACCCGTATTGATGACCTCATATCCCACAGCAGGGCGCGCCGTATCCGCTCCCACAACCTGCCATTCTGAGAGCCACATGCTGACCCCTACCCAGTGCCAAGCAATCTGTGAGCAGCATGACCTCTACTGGGACGGGCGCAGGGATGAGCTGCGGGAGCTGCGCAACCTCTACATGACGCGCTTTTTCCAGCAGGAGCAGCCCACCCTTGATGGCATCCTGCGCACTGAGGTGCCCAAGGCCTATGCAGTGGTGGAGTCATACCTTGGCAGCCTGTATGCCAAGAACCCCAGTGTAGAGGTGCAGGCAGATATCCGGGGCAGGGGCAACGCAGAAGTAGCAGAGGCCACAGCCAATACCTACCTGCTCACTGTGCGGGAGCAGCTCGAGGATGCCACCCGGCTTGCCCTCATCTACCCCTGCAGCTTCCTCAAGCTAGCACCCGTGCTGAGTGCAGACCCACTCAAGCGGGTGAGCTGTGCAGCCCTGCCCCCATGGGAGGTAGTGGTAGATGCCACAGCTACGAGCTGGGAGCAGCAGCGCTATGTGGGGCATGTGTACCTCATGCCACTGCTCGAGGCCTGCGAGCGCTACAGCAAGACCCCTGATGAGTTCCGGCCCCGTAGTTACACCAAGTGGATTGAGACAACCACGATAGCGGGCAAGGACCAGCTGATGGGGCTGGGTGACCCCACACAGACCCCAGCAGAAGAGCAGTGGGTCAGGGTGGTGGAGCTGTATGACCTGCTCAGTGACAACCTTGTGGTGTGGAGTCCAGACTACAGCAACGGACAAGAGCACCTCTTTGAGGGTGTCACTGTGCAGGTGGGTGCCTTGGATGCTGAGACTGCAGCAGACAGTCAGCGCCCTGAGGCAGACCTTGAGCATGAGCGCACAGGCATCCCCTACAAGACGGCCAATGGCAGGCCTGTGGTGCCCATCATCCCGCTGTACTTCTCGCGTGACCCTGACACCCCACTGCGGGGCTACTCCCTCATCCGTCGCAGCCTGGACCAGTTCCGTGAGCTGAATGTCATGCGCACCTACCAAGCACAGGGTGTGCGAAGGATGGCAAGGCAGTGGATGGTTCGGGCAGGCTTCCTCAGTGAGGATGGGGCTGCGAAGATTAGCCAAGGCCTTGATGGGGAGTTCATTGAGGTGGACCTGCAGCCGGGCATGCCTCTTGAGGGCAACATCATGCCGGTGCCTCAGGCAGCCATCCCCACAGATATCAGCCTCTATGCTCAGCTAGTGCAGGCAGATATCAACGATGCAGGCCTGCTCGCCCCATTCACCCGGGGTGAGGTCACCAAGAGCACAGCTACTGAGCAGCAGCTGCTTGCGGCCTACACCTCAAGCGAGGTGGGGCGCATGGCTCGCACCCGGGATGCAGTCATCACCTCTATTGCTCGCACCTACAACATCATGCTCAGTGTGGTGCTTGGGGATGATGCTGAGCCACTGAGCCTGCCCAACCCTGTGGGCCCCACCATCCTGAGTGCAGATGACCTCACCGGGGACTTTGGCTACTGGGCTGTGGATGCAGGCACCACACCCATGAGCGACCTGACCAAGCAGCAGGCCCTTGAGCGCCTTACGCCCATCCTGCTGCAGCTTGGGGCAGACCCCAAGGCTGTGCTTGGTGAGCTGGTGCGCACCTACCAGCTGCCTGAGAGCTTTGCTGAGGTCATCGAACCTGAACCCCTCGAGCAGGCACAGCCTGCCCCGCTGCCTTTCCCCACTGCAGGGGGCATGCCCCCAGAAGGATTGTAGGATGCCCCTCATGATTGCTACCAAGGCCCCAGCCGGTCTGCCCGCAGACCTGGCAGCCATCGCAGAAGACCAAGACGCACTCATTGGCGAAGAGATGGCAGGCATCGTGCCCATGCCTGACCGCCCCTACAGTGCGAAGGTCTACACTGCCCTCACCAAGGCGATTGCCGAGGCTGCAAAGGTCATGGGCCTTGACCTCACCCCTGAGGCCTACAGTGAGCCTGTGGCTCAGATGGACTCGGATGTAGCGCGCTTCCTCGCGATGATGGCAGCAGCTGCTTCTGACTATGGCAAGCCGTTCCCTGTGGAGCTCGAGGATATCAAGGGTGACAGTGAGCTCACTGCCATCACTGCTGCCCTCACCCAGCTTGCAGGTGACAAGGGCTTTGCTGAGTTCCTTGATGCTCCTGCAGAAGGCGAAGAGGTCACGGAAGAGGTAGAAGAGCTGCCTGATGGGGAGGTCATGGAGGAAGAGGAAGAGGAATTTGACTTCAGCAAGCGTATGCGCAGGCGGTAGTCATGGCGTTTACTTCCTTCCGGGCAAGGCTCGCTCAGCTCTTTGGCTTTGGCAAGCGCCCCAAGTCTGTGCTGCCCGTGACCCGGGCGCAGGCCTATTACCGGTCCTATGAGGGTGGGGTAATGGGCAACCTGTCGCAGGCCATTGAGCGAAAGCAACCGGTCAGCTTCTTTTACAAGGATAAGTGGCAGCCGGAAGGAACGCCTGGGGCACTGGGGCAGCGGGTAGGGAACCCTCACGCTATTTGGAAGCGAGGGAAGAGCACCTACCTGCATCTGTATGTGGACCCCCAGTCAGCCACAGCTACAGGGGGGCTGCCAGGTTGGCGTACCTTCCTTGTAGACCGTATCCAAGGGGTGAGTGTATTGGAGCTTGGCACCACCTTCCTTGGCAAGCCCGTCAAGTTTGTCACTGCGCCCGGGTGGAACCCGAGCTGGTACAGGCAGGTGGGTCAACCCATCAAGCTCCTACAGTGAGAGAGGACAGATGAGCCATGAGAGTGTTGCAGAGCAAGTGCTTGCGGAAGTGCAGGCACAGACTGCAGGTGAAGAGGTTGCGGTGCCC